AATGCTTATAGTATAAACATGGGGCCATCAGCACGAGTAACAGATACACCTTAAAAATTAATATAAAATGCATACATATATAGTAATAGACATAGACACTCAGACAAGTTTAGTAGACTTTAGTCAGGTTAATACATCGAGTGCCCAAACTATGAGAAGAAATATAGCTAACACTGAGGCAATGATTAGTTATGATGTAACACCTTCATTTATTACAAATGGTAGGTTAGTTCCATTACAAACTTTAAATCACGAGGAAGCATTAGCTTTATTAGCAACTCCAGCTTGGACACCAGAAGAACCACCGATAGAATAGTAAGTCATGGAAGAAAAAATAGACAAACTAATACAAGGCCAAGTAAGACTTGAAACTAAAATAGAGCAAATGTATAAGCAAAAAAACGATCATGAGAAAAGAATCAGGGGTTTAGAAAAGAAGTTTTGGGTTGCTTTAGGAACTTTCTTTATTGGTATTGGTACTTTTGTAGAAGGATTCTTTTTAGGTAAATAACAATTAAATAAAATCAAATGAAAATTAAAGAAGAACAGTTAAGTGAAATAAGAAAAATTCAATCAGAATTAAATGAAACATTAAATACTATAGGTTATATAGAATCTCAGAAACATGCATTACTTCATAAGATTAAAACTATCAATGAAAATGATGCTGAAATAAGAAAGGTTTTAGAAGAAGAATATGGTGCTATTAATATAAATATTGAAGATGGTACGTATACACCTGTAGAAGAAAAAGTAGAAGAAAATGTCTAATGTAATAAGAAAGATTAGCATCGGGTCAGATTATAAGAACGACGCGATGCATTACTCCATTGGTCAACAAGTTTATGGTGGTCACACTATTTGTGATATTATAGGTGCTGAAGGAGATGGGGAATATTTGATATATATACAGAAAGAAGACGAGGTAATACCTTGGAAGAAATTCAACTCTAATATGGCGATCGCTGTAGAGTACGACTTAGAATACTAATGAAATCTATTTATAATTTTATAATAACACCACTTAATGAAAGATATGAAAATGAAGTTGAGGTTGGTGATAAGAAATTAATTGTAAATACAAGTATAGAAGATCATAAATTCATAAGTAAAAGAGCTAAGGTATTAAGCGTGCCAATCGCTTTTAATACAGAGATAAAGGAAGGGGATGAAGTGATCGTGCATCATAATATCTTTAGAAGATGGTACGACATGAGAGGAATTGAAAAAAATAGTTCTCAATACTTTGAAGATAATAAATACTTCTGTAATATAGATCAAATATACTTGTATAAAGAAGATAACCAATACAAACCCAATTTAAACTATTGTTTTGTTAAACCATTGTTAAATAGAAACGATCTAAGAACAGGAGTAGAAAAACCCCTAATTGGGATTATGAAATACCCTAATAGTTTCTTAGAGGATCAGGGAATAACAAAAGGTAGTGTTGTGACGTTTAGACCAATGAGTGAATTTGAGTTTATAGTTGGTGATGAGCGTTTATATTGTATGAAATCTAATGATATTGTAATAAACCATGGACACAAAGAAAACGAAGAAGAATATAATCCAAGCTGGGCAAGAAGCAGTTGATGAATTAATTAAAGTAGCCAAGGAGCCTATAGTTGACAGTGATGATGATATATCAGCTGACAGATTAAAGAACGCTGCGGCAACGAAGAAATTAGCAATATTTGACGCTTTTGAAATATTAGCGAGAATTGAAGAGGAAGAAAGGTTGTTGGAAGATAAACCTAAAGAGGATAAACCTAAGAAATCATTTTCTATATCACCTGAAAAAAGATCCAACAAGTGAGTTATCAACAAACACTATATAAAATAGTAAAAGATGTTGTTAACCCTAAAATCCTAAAGAAGAACAATAGGTTCAAGAAATGGGAGTATGGATATAATGAAGATTACGATTTCATTGTCATAAGTAAAACTGGAAAGATTGGAAAGATCATTGAAATACAGAATCTCCGCATCGCTTTACCAGCAGAGCATGAACCGTATAAACGCAGCGAAAAAAAAGAGGAGCAATTCTGGGAAAGGCAAGAATACCCAAAAGAACTCTCAAGAATAAAGAGTACACATGACTGGGATCAATATCCTAGAGACTTTAAAGAAAAATGGTTTGATTATATAAATGAAGAATTTAATTACAGAGAGCAAGGTTATTGGTACTATAACAATGGTACTCCTAATTATATCACTGGCACTCATTACATGTACTTACAGTGGTCAAAAATTGATGTTGGAGCACCCGACTATAGAGAATCAAATAAATTATTCTTCTACTTTTGGGAGGCCTGTAAAGCAGATAGAAGATGTTACGGAATGTGTTACCTCAAAAATCGACGTTCAGGATTCTCTTTCATGGCGTCAGCAGAACTTGTTAACAACGCAACTATGTCAAGCGACTCTAGATTCGGCGTATTATCTAAAACAGGGGCTGATGCTAAAAAAATGTTTACAGACAAAGTCGTACCGATCTCAGTTAATTATCCATTCTTCTTCAAACCGATCCAGGATGGTATGGATCGCCCTAAAACCGAATTGGCTTATAGAGTCCCAGCTTCTAAACTCACCAGAAGAAAGCTCGATACTGGGGAGCAGGTGGAAGAACTTGATGGACTCGACACAACAATAGATTGGAAGAATACTGGAGACAATAGTTATGATGGTGAAAAATTAAAACTATTAGCTCACGATGAAAGCGGTAAGTGGGAGAGGCCTGACAACATTAAGAATAACTGGAAAGTTACAAAAACTTGTTTAAGATTAGGTAGTAGGATTGTTGGTAAGTGTATGATGGGTTCAACATCTAACGCTTTAGATAAAGGAGGGCGAAACTTTAAAGATATATTTTATGGATCAGATGTCACCAATAGAAATCGCAATGGCCAAACAGGCTCGGGACTATATTCTTTATTCATACCTATGGAGTGGTCCTACGAAGGATTCATTAATTCTTTTGGAGTACCTGTATTCGATACACCAGAAAAACCCGTACTTGGCATTGATGGGGAGCTTATAGAAGTAGGTGTTATAGAGCATTGGCAGAATGAGGTTGATGGTTTAAAGAATGATCAAGACGCATTAAACGAATTATATAGGCAATTTCCTAGAACAGAGCAACACGCCTTCAGGGATGAAACAAAGGAGAGTCTATTTAACCTTGTTAAGATATATGAGCAGATAGATTATAATGAAGATATAAACAACACTGCTAATATAACAGAAGGTAACTTCCAATGGGAGAATGGGATTAAAGATACAAGGGTTGTTTTTCACCCTGTAAAGAAAGGTAGATTTAAAATATCATGGGTTCCACCTAAAAATCTACAAAATCGAGTGATACTAAAAGATGGGTTTAAATATCCTGGCAATGAGCATATTGGAGCTTTTGGTTGTGATAGTTACGATATCTCGGGAACTGTTGATGGGAAAGGATCCAAAGGAGCACTTCATGGGTTAACTAAGTTTAGTATGGAAGATGCGCCACCAAATCACTTCTTCTTGGAGTATGTACAAAGACCTCCAACAGCTGAAGTATTTTTTGAGGATATGTTAATGGCAATAGTTTTCTACGGAATGCCAATATTGATCGAGAACAACAAACCAAGATTGCTTTATTACTTAAAGCGTAGAGGTTATAGAGGATTTTCGATGAATCGTCCAGATAAAACTTGGAATAAGCTATCAGTTACAGAGAAAGAAATTGGTGGTATACCAAACTCAAGTGAAGACATTAAGCAAGCTCATGCTGCAGCTATAGAGTCTTATATAGAAAGTTACGTTGGTTTTTTTAATGACCAATATGGAGATATGTATTTCCAAGAAACATTAGAAGATTGGGCTAGATTTGATATAAACAGTAGAACAAAGTTTGATGCTACTATAAGTTCAGGTTTAGCTGTTATGGCGTGTAATAGGAATCTATACAAGCCAGTTGCTGATAGAACAGTAAAGAAAATTAATTTAGGTATAAAAAGATACGACAATAAAGGTTTTGTTTCAAAAATAATAGAATAAATGATTTATACTAATATCAATAGCTCTTTTCCAGATCAGGTGGTACCAGATGCGGAGAAACAGAGTTTAGAGTACGGTAAACAAGTTGGGAGAGCCATAGAATATGAATGGTTCGGTGGTAGTGGCAATGGATCTTACGGTAGAACCGGTGGGAGATTTTCCACTTACTACAACGATTTCCATCAAAGAAGATTATATGCTAGAGGAGAGCAATCAATACAAAAATACAAAGATGAATTATCTATAAATGG